AAAGTATGTTTACGTCCACGGCTACTCAGACAGCAGGAAGAAATAAATATTTCGATAGTACCCAGGATCTGGCCTGACAGAGATATATTCTGGGAGTTCGAGAATCCAGTTCAGGAAGATGTGAAATCAAAACAGGAAATAGCACTTGGTAAACTGAAGGCCGGGGCTATCATGGTTAATGAATTCCGTGGAGAGATGGGAGAAGAGGCGAAGGATGACGGGAATGTATATTATGTCCCAACTGATGTTATCCGTGTTCCTGATGGTGATTTAAACCTTATCCCTGAAGTCCAGCAGTTATCAGTCCGGTTGACTGAGGCTGAACAGAAGAGCTTGAAACTTACCCAGTTGACTGGAACATACCGGATGCAGTTAGCACAGCTCGAATTCTTACGGTCGCAGGACGCACAGGAAAGAACTTTAAAGTCACGTGTACGTGGACAGTTGAGCCGTGAACAGAAAATGGTATTGGCGGCGTTTGATAAGACAGGCACGAAAGAGGGAACTGAGCTGAAGTTTGTCGGTCCGCACTTCAAGGATAACAAACTGGTTAACGGTGCCATGATAAAAGCGTATCAGTTTACAGGCGGAATCATTGAGCAGACTAATCTTGAGGCGTGGAGTGAGGTTGAGGTTCAGGCTGTTAAGACTGGTCTTGCTTCTGGTGTGTCACTGGTAGCAACTGAACTTGGAGAGGAAGCCACGTTGTCAACATCTGAGATGGCAATCAGGGCTAACAAGTTGGCCGGTGAGCGTGTCGGTTTAATCACAAATACCAGTTACCAGGATGTGAACGCCGTTGTTGATTCAGCTTTGAAGGCTGGAAGCTCAACTGAGGAAATTAGGCAAGCTATCCTGCATAAATACGACAACTGGAAGGGGTGGAGGGCTGAGGGAATAGCACGAACTGAGACAGCCAGCGCCACTAATACCGGTAAGTTTTGGGGTGCTGAGAATATAAGTACTGAGTACGATTTAAAACTGGAAAAGCAGTGGATTTCAACATTAGATTTTCACACCAGGGATACACACCGGGCGGCCAATAAGCAGAAGCGGGATCTGAAGAAACCGTTTAATGTAGGTAATGCCAAATTGATGAATCCCGGAGAGTATGGCGGTCCAGCGGAAGAGGTTATTGATTGCCGGTGTACCGTTGTTTTTAGTGTAATAGATTAACAAAGGAAACGATTATGGATTTTATACAGCACATTGAAAAATCAGGAATGGCTATTCAGGAGAAGGCTACAAAGAAGCCGGGAACCAATCAATGGTTCCGAGCCTCAACCGGGATGATAGATAGGTACGGTGAAATTGTTGTGCCAAAAGGAATCAATATGGAGCCTTATCTGAAAAATCCTATTTTCGGATGGGGCCATAATGTATATGGCGGATGGGACCCACTGGATAAAAACAACTTTATCGGCAAGGTGGTAGATCATGAGATAACCGACGGGGCCTTGGATATAGAAGTTGAATTCCTACTTGATGCTGGAAAGGACTCGGACGGTTCCGGGTACTCATACTTGGATCTGGTAAAGGGTGGATTCCTGAATGCTGTATCAATTGGCTTTCAGGGAATAAAAGATCACATCGAAGAGCTGAAGGATATCGGTAAGGTGAAGATGTGGGATGAAACGGAACTGCTGGAAGTCTCCCTTGTTGGAGTACCTGCTAATTCAGAGGCCGTTAGGAAATCATTAGAATTAGGATTTGAAAACCAGCTTGTTAAAGACTTCACGAATTCCCCGGCTCCGTCACATGACGCAGATACCGCCGCAGAAATCAAGAGGGCTTTTCAGGCGTTCAAGATAAGACAGATGTTTAAAAATTAGAAAGAGAGAATTATTATGGATGAAGATAAAATTTTAGAAGAGATGGGCAAGGGGATAGATGGCCTAAAGGCTGACATGGAGAAGCACCTTGACAGTAAAACTGCCGAGAAGTTTGTTTCCGTTGCTGAAGATATCAAAGGCATTCAGGATAAATTGAACATCATGAACGACAACAACGAAGATCCTGGATCTGAGAAAGTTAAGGACCTGGAAGCTAAGTTGGATGAGATGGAAACCAAGCAGGGTGAAGTTGTTGAGTCCGTTCGCTTGATGAAGGCTGGCGGAGTTGTTGGCTCACCGGCTGAGAAAGAAACCCTGAAGAATTTCTTCTTCAAGGATGTTGGCAAGCTCAGAGAAGCGTTGAATGACTTCGGGGAAACTAAGGCTGTCAATTCTGATCTGTTCACAAACGGTGGGCAGTTGCCCGCTGAAGCTGCTATGGAGTTTTGGAAATCTGTAGTCGACCAGCAGTTGACCTTGAAGGCTATCACGAAACGTGCGATGATGGCTGGAACTGGTACCACTGATGAGTTGACTGTTACTGCCCGCTCTATGGTTAAAGCTACTGAAGGTTCGACAATTTCCGACAACAATGCTGTCGACTTCAGACGCAGAACAATTACTAATGTTGAGGTAGCTTGGGGAACTGATATCACCAAGACCTTCCTTGAGGATAACATTGAACGTGGCAATGCTGAACAGACTATAGTTAATCAGGTTGGCCTCCAGTTTGGTAATGATATTGCCGATCTGGGCTGGAATGGTGATGATGGAAGTTCCACTACTTTCCTGGCTATCAATGATGGCTGGATCACCCTGGCGACTGCTGACGCTAACGTCAATGACGTTGCCAGTTATAATTCCGATGCTGAATGCTCGGATGTTATGCACGATTGGCGTAAAGGTATGCCGACCAAGTTCAGGGCATTGCCTGATCTTACTTATTTCGTACCTTATGAGTTCGCAGAGAATTATGCTGACCAGGTTTCCGCAAGGCTGACCTCTCTTGGTGATGCTGTTTTGATTAACGGTCTTCCTGCTCTGAGATATTTCGGACATGTGATAATTCCAGATCCTTATCTGGCAAGCACTACCGGAATGTATACCCCAGCTTCCAACCTGTACCTGGCTTATAATCGAGCGGTTACAATGGAGACTGAGTGGAAAGCCCGCAAACGTTTAATTGAATTAACCCTGACTGCCCGAAATGATTACCAGTACAGCTCCGGTCAGGCGATTGTGCTTGGAACAAGTATCCCGGCTGATTTAGTAGCTTAGATATTTACCTGAGCTCAGGTGTCCTCCTCACGGGGCTGGCGAGGTGAAAGCTGACCCGGCTTCGTGAGGAGACTTGAAGTGAATTAATATGAAAACTAAATCTTAGGAGGATTGAAATCATGCCGAAAATTGTTGAAGTAATCCATACCGGTGGAGGCTCTCTGGTTTACCGGTTCAAAGGTAAGGGCATCAAATTAACCGAAGGTGATAAGGGTGAAATGTTTGAGGAAGTGTATAATCAGCATAAGGATAAACTGATATTAGAAAAGGATGCACATTTTCTAAAAATCAGTCCAGATTATAAGGGCGAACCTAAACAGTTTGATCAACCAAGGCCGATTAATCCACTGGCACAGCGGGCGGTTGATGCTGTTGAACGGAATCAAGTTCAGATTGATGACGGCCTTGAGGCTTTGCGTGCCAAGCTGAAGGATATGGAATCCCAGTGGGTTGGGAAGAGTACGCAGGAATATTATATTTCCCATTACGGCAAGGACAACAAGAAAACTAAACTGGCTCAGGAGATAGTCAGGCTTAGGGCTTTGATTGCCGAGGCGGAGGTGTCAGAGTAATCTGTCACAGTAAGATCATGAAAAAGAAAGAACTGTTAAAGAAAATCGAAGAGTTGGAAGAAAGGCTTTTAATACTGGATGATGAAGAATTGTCCAGATTAGAAGAGGGATATTTAGTTGGTCGGTTAGAGGCACTAGAAAACAGGATACTTATACTGGAGGCCGCTTCAAGCTATCACTATTATCGGTATCCCCCGATATATTCTTGTCAGCCTACTATAACCGGAGACCGAACAGGCACTTCCTCTGATTCGTCAATGGTTAATTCTATCAGCGGTGAAGAAGTTTATTTTACATTAACATAAGGTTTAACTATGGCATTTATAACAGCGGCGGAAGTTGCTGAATATTCAGGATTGACAGCCTCTTCAATAACGCAGGCGCAAATTGACGTTGCCGAGTCTCTTGTCGCTGGATTTATCGGGGCTGAAACACTTAATGAAACAGACCACACTGATTATATCTACAAAGGATCAAACGGCCTACGGTTGATTCTCCCTCATGGCCCGGTTGCGTCCA